ATGGTGTAGCTGAGTGGTGTCGTATGTATGACGTGACCGAAATCCAGTTTAGTAAGAACACAGGTAGCGCAGTTGCTAGTCGGCTTAATGCTGCTGGCATATTGGCTAAGGCTATTGACGGTAGAGACTTTGCTTTGGCTTGCGATCAGTTACTTAATGCTATGGAAGCAGGCAGAATTACCCACGGTGATCAGCAGATACTTAATCGTCATATTGCTGCTAGTGCCAGGATTAACTTCGCTGACGGTGGCTGGATAATTGGCAGGCGTGCAAGTAATGAAAACGTTACAGCTGCCGTTGCTACTGCTATGGTCGTGTCCGTTGCGACACGCCAGTATTCTGACATAGATATTGTTGTGGTGTAACCGCTTGCAGTATGTTACAATCTCTTACAATGGGATTTTTTGACGCCTTAAAGGCAACTCAAACTATGTCACATATCGACAGCCAATCTACTGCCGATCTAGTGGCAGCTCTTGCGCCTGCAAATCTAATACAGCAGGCAGTATTTAATTACGGATTAGCTCCGACTATTAGTCGTGACCTTGCAGTACAAGTACCAGCAGTTGCAAGAGCCAAGAACATAATTGCTGGAACTATTAGCTCTATTCCATTGGAAGTACGATCACGCATTGACGGATCCGTACTAATGCCACCTAAAGTTATTAACCAGCCTGATCCTAGAGTACCTGGACAAACAATTTACCGACTATTAGTTGAGGATTTAATTTTTTACGGTGTTGCTTATGGTCAAGTGCTTGAAGTGTACGAGGAATATCCAAACCGTATTAAGTCTTGGACTCGCATTGACCCAATCAGAGTAGTGCCTGAGTTAAACGCTCAAGGTACAGAGATCGTTGCATACGATTTAGATTTAGTCGGCAAGTTACCTACCCAAGGTGTCGGATCGCTAGTCGTCTTTAGTGGTGACGAGGGTATCTTGACCCGAGGTGGTCGCACAATTAAGACAGCCCTAGAATTAGAGAAGGCTGCATACAACTTTGCACTAGAGCCAACACCTACTATTGCGCTTAAATCAACTGGGGCTAATTTACCAGCTGAGCGTATTAGCAAATTGCTAGAAGCCTGGAAACAATCACGTCAAACACGCGGAACAGCCTTTCTTAATGCAGATATTGAAATGACGTCTGTTGGCTTTGATCCTAAGTCTTTGCAACTTACCGAAGCACGGCAGTATCTTGCAACTGAGATCGCTAGGCTTATGAACATACCTGCCTGGTACGTTTCAGCTGACACTAACTCAATGACTTACTCAAACGTAACGTCAGAGCGTAGGGCTTTAGTTGATTTTAGCCTTCGACCAATACTTACACAGATCGAACAGCGTTTAGATCAGCCAGACTTTACGCCACAGACGCAAACAGTCAGATATGCGCTAGATGACTTCTTGCGTGGTAACCCACTAGAGCGCGCCCAAGTCTATGAGGTACTAAACCGCATAGGTGTCTTATCAGTAGATGAAATACGCAGAGCAGAGGACTTAGTATTATGAAATTAACAATGCCAGTAGCAGTTACAGCTGCCGATAGCGATTCCCGGACAATATCAGGCACGATTGTTACTTGGAACGAGGAAGGCAACACGTCAGCAGGACGCACAAAGTTTGCTGCTAACTCGATAGCTTTAAAAAACGTTAAACTATTTTTAGAACACGATCGCTCACGCCCAATCGGTAAAGTAATGGAATACAACGAAACCGAAACAGGTATTGACGCAGTATTTAAGATTGGAAAGACTAGCGCCGGATCTGACGCGTTAGTAGAAGCAGCCGAAGGATTACGCGACGGTTTTAGTGTCGGTATTGACGTAGATAAGTGGTCTGCTAAAGACGGTGTAATGGTAATTACTGCCAGCACGTTAGTTGAAGTTTCGCTAGTTGAAAGCCCTGCAATCGACAGCGCAAGAGTTTCTGAGGTTGCTGCCTCAGATGATCCAAACACAGAAAAGGAAGGGTCAGAAATGATCGATACTCCAGAAGTTGCCGCTGATACTGAGGTATCGGTAGAGGCAGCAGAAGTTAAGGCAGCAGCGCCCGTTGCTCAGCCATTAACTTACGCACGACCACGTTCTCCAATCGTGGACAAAGCTACATACTTGGAACACTCAGTACGCGCAAAATTGGGTAACGAGGATTCTCGCCAATTCGTAGCGTTTGCTGATGACACTACAAGCAATAACGCTGGTTTGATTCCAACACGTCAGCTAACAGAGATTATCAACCCTCTATCAAACGCTGATCGTCCAATGATCGACGCGATCTCTCGTGGCGCATTACCTGACGCAGGTATGAGCTTTGAGATTCCAAAGATCACAGCAGTACCAACTGTTGCAGACATAAACGAAGCCGATCCAATTACCGAAACAGGTATGACAAACTCTTTCATAACTGTAAACGTCAACAAGTATGCAGGTGGACAGACTTTCTCAGTAGAATTACTAGATCGCTCAAACCCAGTATTCTTTACTGAATTGGTAAAGCAAATGGAGTTTGCATACGCTAAGGCCACAGACGCTTTCGTAGCAAACAAGATCCAAATTGACGGAACACTCAACGCAAGTGCGCAAGACAATGACAAAGAAGGTATTGTAGCTTATGTAGCAAGTGCCTCAGCTGCCGTTTATGCAGCTTCTCTTGGCTTTGCTCGTAACTTGGTAGTCACACCTGACCAATGGGCAAACATTATGGGATACAACGACGCAGGTCGTCCAATCTACACAGCTTCACAGCCACAAAACGCTGCTGGTGCTGTAAGCCCAACAAGCCTACGCGGAAACGTATTAGGGTTGGATCTGTATGTAGATCGTAACTTTACAGGCTCAGGCGGTGTTGGTACTGCTGACTATTCAATGGTCGTAGTAAACCCAGACGCTTACACCTGGTACGAATCTCCACGTATTCGCCTACAAACCAACGTTGCCCTAAATGGTCAGATCGAGGTTTCATACTACGGATATGGCGCACTAGCAACCAAGATCGCTGCTGGCGCAAACTGGTTCAACCTAACCTGATAAGTAACACAAACTAGATCGAGGGGTGGGCGTGTTCTCCCGAGCGCTCACCTCTCATTAAAGGAGTAGATATGCCGTCAATAATCACAGCCACACAGCTGCGATCTGTTCTTGGCGTATCCTCATCACTTTACAACGACGCATATTTAGATCAAATAATTGATACAGCCGAGGCAGTTATTCTGCCTATGCTAGAAAAATATGCTTCCCCAATCGGGAGTACTAAACTTTTAGATAACAAAGCAATCTTTACTACTGTTGGCGAAAACCTATTTAGTGCTGGTCAATCGGTAGTTATTACAGGTTGTGGCTCACCTTACAATGGCACTCGCACGATCTTAGATGATGATAATTTAGGCGAGTATTCGTTTGCTGCTGCGATCACAAACGCCGATATTAACGAAGCAAACGTAATCCCAAGTGGTCTAGCCACCCTATCGGGAGCTTCTACTTATGTAGGCAACGACGCAATAGAGTCCGCAGTTTATGTCGTAAGCACCGAGGTATTCCAATCACGCACCGCAGCTGGTGGTCAGATCGAGGGCGTGGACTTTGCACCAACACCGTTTCGTATGGGTAGAAGTCTTGTCAATCGTGTCCAGGCTCTACTAGCGCCGTTCATTGATGTCGAGACATTATGCCAATAAGCACTACTCGCACAGCCCTAGAGACTGCCCTAAGCGGTATTCCAGCCAATGTTTACAATTCTGTACCTGAGTCGGTAATACCACCTGCAATAGTTATTGTGCCTGACAGCCCATACATTGAGTTCGAGACAATAAGCAAAGCTACAATCAGGTGCAAATTAAACTTTACTATTACCGTTGCAGTTAGTTATTACAGCAACGAAGCAGCGCTAGATAACCTAGAGACGTTGCTACTTTTAGTCTTAGCAGCTCTGCCTGCTAATTATGTAGTTGGGGCAGTAGATCGCCCGTCAATTACGCAAGTCGGTGCGAGTGACTTACTCGTAGCTGATTTTAATGTATCAACCTACTACACAAACTAGGAAGCAATATGGCAACAACAGTAATAACAGGCAGAGACATCACTCTATCTTTTACAGGTGGTACTGATATTGAAGCACAAGCAACAAGCGCAGTATTGACCAAAGTTAATGAGCGTCAATCATACGAAACACTAGACGGAACAGCTTACAAAACTACTAACACTACTGGTACTTTCGTACTTGAGATGTTGGCAGACTGGGGCAA